CGGTAGCAGATAAAGCAGCAACTGCGGTAGCAGATAAAGCAGCAACTGCGGTAGCAGATAAAGCAGCAACTGCGGTAGCAGATAAAGCAGCAAATACAATAACTGCGGTACCAGCGGCAGCAAATACAGTAACAGCGGCAGTACCAACGGCAGCACCAGCGGCAGTACCAGTGGCAGTAACAGCGGAAGGAGCATCAGAAGAAGCAATAAAAAAATTGGTTGAAACTAATTACAAAGAAGTCGATACCTGGTTCACAAAAATAAAACCTTTTCTAACTATTGAAAATAGTATTGTTTTATTTATTATTATGGGTATTGGTGTAGCCTTGTATTTCATTTTAAGCATAATAATAAAAAAAATATTCAAAGAAGGGTTTTTTGGCGATAGCAAAGGCGATAGCAAAGGCGATAGCAAAGGCGATAGCAAAGGCGATAGCAAAGGCGACGTTGATACCAAAGAAGAAAACAGCAAGAAAGTTAAGATTGACGAGGTTGAACGTCAACTTCAAGAACGAATCACAAGTATAAACACCAATTTGACTTCACTCAAAAAACGCATGGACGACGCCGATATTGTGAAAGACAACAAACCCACCAACTTGGCGATTGCTATTCAAAACAACATTTTAGCGGTAAAAGAGGCGATGATGAAAATAATTGCGGGATTGGTTATTCAGACCAAGATGAATAATGGCGCCCTTAATGTAGTAAGCCAGACAAATGCATTCCAAAAAAACATGACCGATTCTATAAAAAACTTGACCAATCCAAAGTAAAATGTATGTAAATATGTATAAATATCATATGTCTTTATAGTAAGTAAGTGTTATAATGAATAGTGTATTTATTGGAATCATAATTTTATGTATATGGTATTTTTTCTTTTATGAACCACCGAGTGAAATAGAGACAATTGTTAACAATTTGAACACGGATTTCCAAGAAGGATTTGGGATTATATCGGCATCAACGCCAGACACAGATGATATAAAAAATTTCTATAAACGAGCAACCGATTTGTCTAATAATCTTGGATATGCCGAGAAAACAATTGCCGAAATGAATGAAAATCTTAATAAGAAACAGTTTGATGTTGCGGTAGGTGATGCGAGCAAGATTTTAGAGGCAAATCGAAAACGCGTCGAACTCGCATCATTGACCCAAACAATTCAGCAATCATATTTGGAAAATACGGCGGCACTAAATAAATTGATGGATGATTATAAGGCTTATGTTGGAACAAATACGGAAAAACTCAAAGAAATGGCGGAAAAATCCATCCCGAATTATTTATTGAGAAATAATTATGTGAATGGTATACAAAATGTGCGCAATGGTCTTAGAAAAATTCACATTAAGATTCGCAATTTTTTAGAAAAAAGTGGAATAATTGTTGCACCTCTAGAACCTGGTTTATTGAATAAGAAAAAAACATAGACCTAATATTTAGGTGATTTTTATCTATGTAGAAATTATAATGGATAAAGATTTTGCAATTGTAATTGGTGTGCTTTTTGTTGTAATAATGTTGTCTCTTGCATTTTCCACTGAAGGAATTACGGGGGTTTATGCGTCGTCAAGTAGACTGATTGAATACCCGTTTGAGGGTTTTGAAACTAAGGTATTAGAAGGTAATAATCATGATAAAAAACATGATACTGCTAAAAAAGTAGAGGGATTCGAAGGTCTTCAATCTGGCCCGATTGATGAGCAAATTATTGGATTTATGTACAATAATGAATCAAATACTACATGCAAGGGATACGGATACACAACATCTAAGGGAAATGTTTGTTTAACAGATGCGGATATTAAATTGTTGACGACTAGAGGAATGAATGCGACGGGTGTTCAGTCACAAATTGGCGCGTAAAAAACAAGTCGTTTTCACAATCTTACCAAGTTGAATAACAATCATAACAAAACGAACACGTCATCATATTATCATACCCAATTTCAAACGTTTCTTCCGCAGAATTTATGTGCGGACATACAACCTTAAGTCTCTCTAAAACAAGGTCAAAACTTTCTTTTTTTATTGGTCTCACCCCCCACAATACTCTGCGCCAACGCATCAATGTTTCCAAATCCGCGCTCTCAATCTTCGTCTTACTGTCTTCTGAATTCAACAGGTCTACGTGGCTATTATATTCAGTTTCTTCGTCTTCGAGGTCTTTATATTGCTTGCAGCCACATTTTTTGTCACTATTATTGTCCGTGCACGCGGCGCAGCAACTAGTATATTCATTGATATCGGCATTTTTCTGTTTATTATCCATTGTTTAAATCAAATATTTTTTGATTTAAAAATCGTTAAATACCAAGCCTTCAATTTTATGGATTACATATACATTGAGCAAAGAACACTCTGAGACATTCCCTCTTCAACCTTAATCAACGTATCGACGTCTTTTTTGGAAACCGTGTATGGAAACGACACAGACAATCCCATATCTTTATCAAAAACTCCCGTTCCGGATTTCACCAATCGATATAAATTCAGCTTTGTATGAATAACCTCCAAGCAACGCTTCAAATTTCGCACGCCATCCTCCCCCTTTGCTTGATTACTAATAATATGACTAATAACGTCATCTGGGATTACTACGTCGTTTTCCAAAAACCCAACTTGTTCGCGAATCTTAGGTAATAAATGATCTTTCGCAATAATGATTTTCTCCTTGGCGTCATAGCCCTTGGTCTTAATCTTATACATACGGTCTCTTAACACAGGATTCACCAAATTTGCATCATTATAACTGAAGATGAAAAGACACTTGCTCAAGTCAAAATCTATTTCCGAAAAATACTTGTCGTGATATTGACTATTTTGCGAAGTGTCCGTCAAATGCGTCAAAATACCAATGATTTCTTGGCCGCGCGGGGTGTCGCTAATCTTGTCGAGCTCGTCAAAATAAATTACGGGGTTCATACACTTGCTCTCAATGAGAATTTGAACGATTTTGCCCCATGTACTGCCCTCATAAGTATAACTGTGACCCTCCAAATAACTGCCGTCGCCGCAGCCGCCGAGCGCAATAAACGCAAATTCGCGACCCAAAATCTTGCTTATACCGTCCTTAATGAGTGACGTCTTTCCAGTTCCAGGTGGGCCATGTATCGCAATGGCGGTGCCGAGTGATTTGGGATTGGAAATCCATTGGCCGATCATCTGCATAATCTGCATTTTGGCGTCATTTAGACCATACACACAAGAATCCAATTGATTCTTTGCCTGAACTACAAAATCATTGCATTTATCTAATCCGTCCGCTATACTGATGGTTAGACTCTTGTTGATATTAAATGGGATTCGCATAAAAGTATCCACCCAATTCTTGAGCTTGTAATACTCATTATCAATACCGGGTTCCATCTGGTTCAACACATTCAACTTTTGGAGTGCAGTCGCCTTCAACTTAGGCGGAATCTTGGATTGAAGTAGAGACAGCCGATATGGTTTGTCTACAAACATATAATTGTTAACCTCCTTCAAGTCATCCATAATACGGATTTGCTCTTTATTAGACATCTTCTTTTTGAAAAACGAGATTTCGTCAGCATATTCCTGAGTGTCTGGATTGGATAACAAATCCTCATATGTATTGGCGTTCTTGTTTCTGGCGTGTTTGATGAGTTTCTTAATAGAATGTTCACATTGCTTAAGTGCTTTCTTAATAATTGTGTTCTTTGGCTTGGCGTGCAACTTCTCAAGAAGCACCTTCTTGAGTTCAATAATCTCCTTGTATTTATCCTCAATATCAACTGTTTCAGAAACGGGCTCGTCTTTGTCTGCCTTTTTCTTATCCTTTTTCTTATCCTTCTTCTTGTCTTTCTCGTCTTTCTTGGAAATATCAACCAAACTTTGTGACGATTCCGCCTCGGGAATGGCTACATAATTTTCTTTCATAAACGTCTTTTCATCCTCACTTGTATATTCATCATCGCACGAAGCGGCTGACGCAACACGGTTCAAGGCAGGGGAAACCAAACTGTTTCCGCCAATAGTAAATGTAATTTTATAGTTTTTCTCCCCTTCATCTTCATCCTCCTCTTCATCATCATCAATATCTTCATAAACGGTCTCTTCGTCTTCATCATCATCATCAATATCATCCATATAAAAATCCTCATCTATTTCATCTTCAGATTCATTGCGTCGTCTGGACTTGGACTTGGACTTGGACTTGGACTTAGATTTTGATTTGTTTTTTGGGGAACTTGATTTCTGGCGACGACTTGAAGAATGTGAGCGCACTTTTTCTTCAGTATACTTCGAAGGGAATAACTTATGAAGAGTCCTGTGTAAACTCTCCATTGTATCGTCAGATTCATCAGATATATCGGATTCTTCTGACTCTGACTCTGACTCCTCCTCAACGCAATGCTTGCGTCTATGATTTTCTTTCTTGCCTTTTTTTCCTCGGCGGTGTTTTCTGGTAGAATGGTCACTGCTGCTCGGATTACTGTCTGAAATTGACTCATATTCATAATCACTATCCGAATCGCTGTCCGAGTAAACACTCGACTCGCTATCGGAATCGTCATTGCGACTATTCTTGTAATTTTTCTTCTTATATACTTCTACCTTTGGCTTCATAGTTTATATAAATCATGTTTAGTGTTTATTTTGTTTTGCTTTATTATTTTTGTGTGAGTTTCCAATAAAATTGAACGAACTTGTTTTACTTTACAAAATAATATAAATAAAACCTAATATATTATATAGCATCTTATTAAACCAAAAATGTCTGGAAGTAAACAATACCAATCAAGTGCTCACTACAAAAACCCATCCCGAATTATTGGAATTCAGTTTGGGATGATGTCTCCTGAGGAAATTCGCAAAGGTGTTGTGGAGATTACTTCAAAAAATACGTATGTTGGAAACAAGGAAGAACCTGGTGGACTGTTTGATCCGCGAATGGGTGTTTTAGGACCTGGAACCATCTGTCCTACTGATGGGTTAACCTACATCAACACGCCTGGATACTTTGGATACATTGAACTGGCCCGCCCTGTGTTCTTCATTCAACATATCAAGGAAGTTATGAGAATTTTGAAATGTGTGTGTTTTAAATGCAGCAAGCTCCTCATTAGTAAGGACCAACATAGTCACGCGCTCAATATTAAGCCGAGCGACCGATGGGATTATGTATATAAGAAATGTTCATCTGTCGACAGATGTGGAAAAGAAACTGAAACTGGTTGTGGATGTAAACAGCCGAGTAAAATCAAGATGGATGGAATGGCCACCATCACAGCTTCGTGGACGAGTTTGGAAAACGACGAAGTTGGTGGCGATTCCAACGCAAAGTCAAGTTTTGATATGCGCCTAACTGCTGAAATGGTCTTGAAAATCTTCAAGCGTATTTCGGACGAAGACGTTAGTTTCATGGGATTCAATCCTATGTGGTCGCGACCCGACTGGATGGTCTGTCAAGTACTTCCGGTAGCTCCACCCGCGGTTCGACCATCGGTCAAACAGGACGCAAACCAGAGAAGTGAAGATGATTTGACTCATATATACGCTCACATTATCAAGACCAACCAAGATTTAGAAGACCGCATTTTGAACAATGCACCTCAACAAACAATTGATAATTTGTCAGATATATTACAATACTTTGTTGCGATGATTGTGAATAACAAGGTGAAGGGTGCAGTTCCGATGGCGCAACGCTCGGGACGACCCTTACAATGTATCACTGGACGCATCAACAGTAAGAACGGCCGCATTCGCGGCAATTTGATGGGAAAACGTGTGGATTTCAGTGCGCGTTCGGTTATCACTGGCGACCCCAATTTGTCGATTCGTCAATTGGGTGTTCCAAAGAAAGTCGCAATGTGTTTGACGAAACCCGTGGTAGTCAATGACCGAAATCGCGATTTCCTGTTAAAATTGGTTCAAAATGGTCCTGAGGAATATCCAGGGGCCAAGATTTTGGAAAAGAAAAACGGCGACAGCATTCCGTTGAGATATGTAGACCGATTGTCGATTCGATTGGAAAATGGAGACACCGTTCATCGTCATATGATGGACGGCGATGCCGTGCTTTTCAATAGACAACCCAGTTTGCATAGAATGAGTATGATGTGTCATATTGCGAAGATTATGAAGGTGGGAGACACCTTTCGTATGAACGTTGCAGACACTCGACCCTATAATGCTGATTTTGACGGTGATAAACATCTTGTCACCAACAAGAGACTGCTTTTCAAGATGTAGATAAAACTTGAAAAGGAAAACAGTGTAATATCTATTTATTAAATGCGTTTGCATAGACGTGTTTGATAGATATAATCTCTTAGTCGTTCTATAAGAAATGTAAAAAGATTTAATAGAATGGCGACATAACCAAATTGCGGGAACTTCCTTAGAGCTTTCACTACCACTCAATGATGGAAACATTATTGAGGAACTCGGTTAATTGCCGAACCCAATGGTAAAAATGTGAAAGATTGGATAATCCGCAGCCAAGCCCCTAATCTCGTTATGATAGAGTATGGGGAAGGTTCAGAGACTAGATGGTCGTGGTTCGTAAATGAAGGTTTAATCAACCCGATACGGATTAAGGTATAGTCCAATCCTGTTTCGAAAGAACAGGTATATTTGCTGAATAAGCAAATGGAGATGAATATGCACATGCCCCAAAATGTCTTAGCCGAGGTTGAGCTAAGACATTTGGCGGCGATCCCATATCAAATTATCAGTCCGTCCAGTAATGCCCCCATTATTGGAATTTACCAGGACTCGATGTTGGGGTCATTTAGATTCACCCGTTCGGTTCTTGACTTCACGCCTCGCGAGGCGATGAATATGTTGATGAGTTATCCGAATGTGAATGTGAGCGAATTGCGCGGCAAGGAGAAGATTACCAATTTTGAAATCCTCTCCCAGATTACGCCGCCAATTTCATTGAAATACAAGACAAAGCAGTTTGATGATAAGACTGAGGATGCCGCAATTTCCAACAATGTTTTGGAAATTCACAATGGTAAGTATTTGCGAGGTCAAGCCGACAAACCCGTATTTGCTTCTGGAACAAAGGGCATTCTGAGTCGTGTTACAAACGATTTTGGAAATATGGCTGCATCCAACTATATTGATGATTTACAACAAGTCATCACCGAGTATATGAAGACCAGCGCGTACAGTGTTGGAATCAGCGATTTGATTTCCGACCCAGAAACAAGTAGAAGTATTCTTCAAATTATTGATGGAAAGAAAAATGACGTCCAGCAGTTAATGGACAAGGTTCATTTGGGAATATTGGAAAACAATACGGGCAAATCAAATATGATTGAGTTTGAAACCCAAGTCAACAACATTTTGAACAAGGCTACCGAACAATCAGGCAGCACAGCCGTCAAAAGTTTGAGTAAGAACAACCGATTTGTTATTATGGTGAATTCGGGTTCCAAGGGTTCCCTTTTGAACATATCACAGATGATTTCGTGTTTGGGGCAACAAAACGTTGATGGAAAGCGTATCCCCTATGGATTCGACAACCGTACATTGCCGCATTTCACCAAATATGATGATTCTCCAGGAGCTCGTGGTTTCATTGAGAACTCTTATATTTCGGGTCTAACTGCTCCTGAGTTGTTCTTTCATGCGATGGGTGGTCGTATTGGTTTGATTGATACTGCAGTCAAGACATCGCAGACGGGATATATTCAGCGTCGATTGGTCAAGGGTTTGGAGGACTTGAAGGTGGAGTATGATATGACGGTTCGAAACAATATGGGGAAAATCATCCAGTTTGCCTACGGCGACGACTCGGTGGATGCGACCCGTGTAGAGAACCAGTCTATTCCTCTGGTGGGGATGTCGATTGAGGACATTTACATGCACTACGATATCATCGGATTGAATGATAGTGACGGTGAGATGATTAAGATTTTCACTAAAGGCGCGGCCACCAGATTACGCAAACAGCGCGATGAAACCCGCGCGATGTGTAAGAAATATGTCGATTATATGGTGGAACATAGAGACAAATTGGTAGATATGGTTTTCAAATATCGCAATGATGATTTCTTGAAGTCGCCAGTTGCCTTCCAGTATCTCATTCAAAATATTCAGGGTCAGCTCGGATTGAACGCAAATAGTGCAGTAGATATTACACCATTGGAGTGTTTTGAAATGGCGGAGACAACTTTCAACATGTTGAGAAAGCTGAACTACTGTAAACCCACCAAATTGATGGAAGTGTTGTTCTTCTTCTATTTGTCTCCGAAAGAGCTATTGGTAAAGAAGCGTTTTAATAAGAGCGCCCTCACAATGTTGTTGGAAAACGTTGTTCTCAATTACAAAAAGTCCATAGTCCATCCTGGTGAGATGGTTGGTGTTATTGCGGGACAGTCGATTGGCGAGCCAACTACACAGATGTCTTTGACCAAGAATGAGGCAATCAAGGTCATGGAGAAAAAAGATGGTAATGTGTGTATTATTTCAACCACAATTGGTGAATTTTGTGATACTATTATTCAAAATAACCCAAGTCTCACATTTAATACTGGTCACCACGATAGTGTGGAAACCATTATTCAAGAAGAATATTATATAATGTCTGTTAAAGAAGATGAAACTGCTGAGTGGTGTAAGATTTCGCATGTGAGTAAGCATCCTGTTAATGGTCGTTTGATGACTGTTCGCACCAGAAGTGGAAGACTTGTTGAAACCACTACGAGTCATTCACATTTGATTCGCAACAACAATCGTGTAGAGCCAATTACTGGTTCAGATATGAGAGTTGGTATGAGAATACCAGTCACCAAGAAAATCCCAAATACATTCGTCAATGAAACTATTAAGATTGGCGATACTGAGATTAAGTTGGATAAGATATTTGGATGGTTTGTAGGAGCATATTTGGCGGAAGGAAGTGTAAATAACGATAGTTTTAAAAAGATTGCATCTCATATTAACAAATATGTTGTTCCTGACTATATGTTCTTATCTTCTTATGAATGTAAAGAGGCATTCTTGTTATCATATATCAAACATTCAAGTGAAATCAGAAATAATATGATGTATATTAAATGTGTAAATATTCAAATCGTAAAAGATATTTCATTGTTATTTAATTACTTTGATATATTCGCAATTATGAATGGATTATATTTGATAATACATCCTTGCTTTTCGGAGAAACTGGATTTGAATTGCGATTATGAAAATCCCATATTTGATGATATTGATAAGATAAATGGTCTGTCTAAAACTATTGTTGATTGTATTGAGGCGCTCGAAATAAATAATATAGAAAATTTTGATTCCATTGGACGTAGAACACTCCAAAAATATATTGGAGTATTTGAACAAGACGAGAATGCTTCTAAAATTGAATCTGAGCTTAAAATACTAAGACAAGCTGCTCACTCAAATGTGGTTTGGGACGAAATTGTGGAACTGGATATATATGAGGGTGACCAAACCGAATACGTATATGATTTTACTGTTCCTCAACATCAAACTTTTGTTACTGATTATGGTGTGTATGTTCATAATACTTTGAACACATTTCACTTAGCGGGTGTGTCGTCCAAATCCAACGTGACTCGTGGTGTGCCGCGTATCGAGGAAATTCTGCGCCTTACTGAGAATCCAAAGAGACCCTCAGCAACCGTTTATATGAAACCATATGAACAACACGAGAAGGACCGCGCCGCCAACTACTGTAATATGATTCAATACACCAAATTGGTGGATGTTGTGAAATCCGTCGAAATCTGTTTTGACCCAAATGACCACGCAACCAGCGTTCACGCGGACCAGGAATTAATCGACCAATTCTATGAATTCGAGAATATGATGGAGGAATGTAATCAATCATCCGACGTTCTGTCGTCAAAACCGGTTCGCTCCAAATGGGGTGTTCGTATTGAGATTGATGCCGAGACCTTGCTAGAAAAGAACATAACAATGGATGATATTCACTTTGCGATTTCATCATCGCACGGGTCGGACGTGAGCTGTATATATTCGGATATGAACTCGAGCAATCTTGTATTCCGTATTCGGCTGAATTCGTCGGTGTTTAACAAAGGCAAGAAAAAGAACAATCAAGAATCACTCGACCAATCAGACGAAATCTATTTACTCAAGAATTTCCAAGACAGCGTTCTGAACAACATTGTTTTGAGAGGTGTAAATGGTATTACAAATGTAAACCCGCGAATGATGAAAGACATGGTTGTGCTTGAAGACAGCAAGTATGTTAGAAAGGACACGTGGGTTTTGGATACAGTCGGCACCAATCTGATTGATTTGTTTGCACTTGATTTCATTGACTATACCCGAACTCATAGTAATGATATTCGCGAAGTATACGATTTGCTTGGTATTGAAGCGGCGAGACAAAATGTAATCAACGAGTTCATAGAAGTCATGGAAGCATCTGACGCATATGTGAATTATCATCATTTAAGTGTGTTATGTGATAGAATGACTGTGACCGCGCGTCTTGTGCCTATGTTTAGGTCTGGTATTTTAGGCGATGATATTGGACCGATTTCAAAGGGAACCTTCGAGATGCATACGGAGGTGTTCTTGGATGCGAGTAGACATGGTGAGTTTGACCAGATGCGCGGTGTTTCGGCGAATGTGATGTGCGGTCAGCCTGGATATTATGGAACAAACTCATTTGGACTGGTATTGGATATGAAAGCGTTGGAAAAGATGAATGACGTAGACATAACTCGTGTAGATATTAATACTCAAATAGATGATATGTTTGGAAAACTTGATACAATGGACGAAAATTGTACGTTGAAGAATATTCGAGTGGATAATAACATACAAAATCTTAGAGCGACAGATATGGGAACTTGCGGTGATGATGGATATGAGATATTCTAAGGTGCAGTAAACTGATAAGGTTCGGCGACCAAAGGTTCGGCGACGAAGTCGCCTTACCGACAGACAGATAAGGTGCAGTAAACTGATAAGGTTCTGTCGACAAAGATGCCTTACCAACAGATAAGGTGCAGTAAACTGATAAGGTTCAGTCGACGAAGTCACCTTACCAACAGATAAGGTTCAGTCGACGAAGTCACCTTATAAATTGTTTTTTACATAAAATTGAATCACAAGTTATTTCAATAAGTATAATAAAAATTAAAAATGGAGACTTTTATTATATTACTTGGTGTGGCTCTATTAATCGTTTGCTTACGCGTAGTCCGTGAGATCTATCTGAACCACACCACATTGGCTATGTATGCCCGTACGTTTGACGCCCATATCCACGACGACAATAACAATGTTGTTTATAAAATGTACTTATATAATGCGTTGCAGGTTCAATAAAATATAATAAATATATAATAGTAAGTAAATGTTTGGAAATTGTAAAAAAATCTGGTGTTTCACAAAAAAATATGCTCGCGTTTATCCATCAATCTATTGTAATTCGTGTTTTTCGAATATATCACATCTGCACCAATTTGATTGCGGACATTATATTTGTATAAGGTGTGTAAATAAATTACCAAATAAAAAGGGTTGTATAATCTGTAGTAATAATGTTTTTTATGCTTATGACGATAAAACCCGATAAAATTGAACTGTTTGGATTTTACAATGTATTATTCAAAAATAATAATACAATAGAATAATGCCGATCAAAGTCAATACACCCACAATTAAGCGCGAGGATTTTGTAAAAATCTTGGAGTTTTATAATCAACGCAAACCAATAGACGCAGAGCCACTTGAACGATTAGACCGAGCTGAAGGGGGATTCCAAATAAACGCAAAAAAGGCTGTTCCCCATCCAGAACCAAACAACAATATTCGCCAGCTGCGATGGTTTTATCAGCGTCTAGTTGGATACGACACATACAATACTCTTACTATAGAAGAGGAGGAGCTACTTTACAAATCACTTAAGGCCGTTTTGGGTGAAAATATGGTTGTGTGGGAATAACAAAGCAAAAACATATAAAAATTTAGAGCGTGAAATATATAGTTCTAAAATGCGTTCTAGTTATTATTTCAATAAATATGTAATTAATGAATATTCAAAATATCACACACCAGAAATAATATCAGACATAGAGTTGTTATATAGCGACGACCCACAAGACTTTAAGATATTATCCAAACAAGAACGACACGATAAAATCCTATATATGAATTCAACCGTTATGCAAATCAAGAACGACCCAAAAATAATAAAATCTTATTTATTAAATTATGTTTATACATGTGACCATAAAATAATAAACCCTATATTTGAAATCCGATTGAAATATTTGAAATACCGCGAATTAGATATAGATGAAGAAAAATCTGTTTTTTACGAGGCGCAGCGTAAATATCAGGTGTTATATCGATTCATTAATAAAATCAAGTTTAACAAGATGCGTAAGTTCGACAATGAATGTGACTTGTGTATGGTGCCGTTTTCATCACTTTTAGCCAAACAAACCGTTTGGCTATTTGAAAACGGACTTCGGTTTCAATTTAATGTACGCGACTTATTAAATATTGTGGTATCGTCTTTATCATCGTGTTTTTATATGTTCGAAACAGCAAAACTACCTAAGAATCCGTTTACCAATACCAAACTAACTTTGTTCCAACTACATTTGATTTATATTCGATTATGTGAGATGAAAATAAAAATTCCACTAATGTTTGAACTATTTTATAAATCTAATTTTATATTGAATAAGTTCAAACGCGACAATTCACGATTTTTGGCGATATGTGCTATAGAGACACATTATAGAAAAGACGTTGTTGTTTCAAAAGAACGTGTAATAGACGTTCTTGAAATGATAAATGATTATTGTAATCCGTTTATGAAAATACGGTTCCATAAAGATTTTCCAATACAAAAAATATACGACGTGTTTCGCCCGTATTTGATTTTAAGGTCAAAATGGGTTGCTTTTAAGTGTTTTGATTCAAAAGAGAAATTAGAAAATGGACTGAAAATATTTAGTATGTATAATCCTATGTTTGGACACAAATATTTTGATAAAAGTGAAAATTCTGATTTTGATGACCGTCATATTTCATTTGGCGACTTATTTAATAGTAAGTTCTATGATGAGAATATGCAATCAATGATTGAAGTAGCTATTCATAATAAAACTAAATATGGAAGTCTTTTTAATACTGGTCTTCGACCGATTGATGATGTTCAATATATTTTGATGAAAACGCGCGAAAATCAGTTTCCTGAATATGAACCGCCAGTCGTTCAACAAGAAGAAGAAGAAGAAGAAGAAGAAGAAGAAGAAGAGGAAGAACATTATGATTCAGAAGATGAAGATGATTATGACCCATAAACCATATTACAAAATAATATAAATAGTTGCGTATATACATCATAACAAGAATATGGAATTTGAATTTAACCTAGCAAACTTCGAGGCGTTATTTTATAATAGGTTTCCCCTATCCGAAGTGTTTTGTTTGCTTCAATTTGTCCCATGCACAAAACATAG